TGCTTCTCTTATTAAGAGCGCAGGTAACGTAATGGTTGGCGTAAAGTCAAGCGAAAAAATCAACATTATGGAAACAGACGCTATCTTCCAAGATGGTGCTTCTTGTGGCTTTAATGCTTCTGGTTCTACTACCTTTACTCAACGTACTGTAACTCCTGGTAAAATTAAAGTAAACGAAGCTTTATGTCCTAAAGATTTAGAAGCAAAGTATTTACAAAAAGCTTTACCAACAGGTTCAATGTACGATAGCGTACCTTTTGAACAAGAGTATTCTGAAAAGAAAGCTAAGACAATCGCTGCTCAATTAGAAACTGCGCTATGGACTGGCGACACAACCAGCGTGAATGTTAATCTAAACCGCTTCGACGGGCTTGTAAAATTAATAGGCGCAGCTTCTGGTGTTGTTGCTGCAAACGCTTCTACATTTATTTCAGGTGCTCCTTTATCTTCTATCACTGCTGCTAACGTAATCTCTATCTTTGATGGTGTTTACCAAGCTATCCCTGCTAAAGTTGTAGCTGCTGATGATATGACTATCTTCTGTGGTCAAGATTTATTCCGTACTTACACTGTTGCTCTTAAAAATAGCGGTAGCTTCAATTACCAAATTGATGTTAAAGCTGATAGCGAATTTGTATTACCGGGTACTACAATCAAAGTTATTGCAGTTGCAGGTCTTAACGGAACTAACAAAGTTTACGCTATGCGTTTAAGCAATATGTTCTTAGGAACTGACTTACTTAACGAAGAAGAAAAGTTTGAAATTTTCTATGCTAAAGAAGCTGACCAAGTACGTTTCGTATCTGAGTTTAAGATGGGTGTAAACATTGCATTCCCTGACGAAGCAGTGAAGTTTATCCTTGCATAATTTATCGGGTAGGTTGAAATATACCTACCCATTTTTTCAAACTAACAATATTTAACAAATGGCTTGTGCTTTAACTCAAAATTATACTCTTGACTGCAAAGACAGTTTAGGCGGTATAACCGAAGTTTATTTTGCAGCAGCAGCAGACGTTACCTCAACTACCGAAGCAAGTGGTGTTATTACCGCACTTGTTAAGGCTTCAGGTAAGAAGTTCTACAAGTACGAACTTGTGAAAGGCACTTCTCAATTAGTTGAGAACGTAAACGCAAACGTACAAAACGGAACTATCTTCTATGCTCCAGAATTAACTATCGTATTAAACAAATTACAGGCGAACACAAGAAACGAAATCTTGTTGTTAGCTCAAAACACTTTAGTAGCAGTTGCCAAAGATAACAATGGCAAATATTGGTACTTAGGTAAAACAAGAGGCTTAGACCTTACAGGCGGTAACGCAGGTACGGGTACTGCCGAAGGTGATAGAAGTGGTTACACTTTAACCTTCACAGGTGCGGAAGCTGCCCTTGCTCCAGAGGTAAACTCTACTGTTGCAGGTCAATTAACTACCGCAGGTTCTTAGGTTGTTTTGGTTTTGTATATAGATGCCCTCGTCATTAATTTGGCGGGGGTTTTTTATTTTGCAAAGTTTTGGCTCTTAGTATATTTATAGTTAATGATACAATTAACGAAAGGGCAAACCCAAAATATCATTTTGACACTAACCGAAAAGCAAACGCTTACTAACCCAAACTATCTATTTGTGTTTGAGAATAGAAGCACGAATACTGATGTTAAGTTTGTTAAGCTAAACAATACGGATATAAGCGCATATAAAGAGCGTTACAACGAGTTTAGCATTGTAGTTAATAGCTACTTTAATACGTCTTTAAACGGGCAATATACATATACAATTTACGAACAAGCAAGTACTACCAACACAGACCCAACGGGATTAAACTTGCTCGAAACGGGCATTATGGAACTTGAGGGTACAACTATATCATTCACAGAATACGAAACAACAAGCACATTCACAATTAGACAATAATGGAAATACAAGTATTGACATTTGCGGAAGCAAAGCAACCGGAATATAAAGAAAAGAAAGGCGAAGGTTATATGCAGTATGGTCAAAACAATGACTATCCGCAATACCTATTAGACCTTTTTAACAAGTCAGCCAAGCACAATGCTATCGTTAGAGGCAAAGTGAACTACATTGTAGGCAACGGCTGGGCAAGTGAGCAATCTATTGTTAAGCAAGTTAATAGAGATGAAACACTTAACGACCTTACAAAAAAGGTTGCTTTAGATTTAGAACTATTTGGCGGTGCTTATATCCAAGTTATTTGGGGTGTGCTTGGCGAAACTATTGCGGAGTTATGGCATTGTGATTACACAAAGATTAGAACTAACAAAGACAACACGCAGTTTTGGTATAAAGAAGATTGGAAACTTAACAAAGAAAAAGCTGAAGTTTATAGTGCGTTTAACCCTAAGAACCCTGTTGGTGTTCAAATACTATATGTAAAAGAATATAGACCGGGAATGAATGTTTATAGCTTACCGGGTTATTTCGGTGCGCTTAACTACATCGAAAGTGATGTTGAAGTTTCTAAGCACGTTTTGGGTAATGCACAAACAGGGTTTTCTGCAAGTAAACTTATTACTTTACCAAACGGAGAGCCAAGCCCTGACGAGAAACGTGCAGTAAGCAGACAGTTCGACAATATGTACACTGGTGCAGACGGCAAGAAGTATTTACTTGCTTTTGTAAACGATGCAACAAGAAAGCCTATTGTAGATGATTTAGGCGCAAGTGATTTAACTAAAGAAGATTTTGGGAGAGTAGACGAGTTAATACAAACTAACATTTTTAGCGGTCACCAAATTACAAGCCCTGACCTTTTCGGTATTGCCGTTCCGGGTCAATTAGGCAACAGACAACAACTTAGAGATAGTTACGAAATATTTAATAACACTTATGTACGCTACAAGCAAATGCAACTTGAGGGTGTATTTAATATGCTTGGCGGTTATGCAGGTGTTACTGAGGAGTTAAAGATTATACCTACCGACCCAATCGGTATTGAGTTTACTGAGAACGTTCTTATTCAAAATATGTCTAAAGACGAGATTAGAGAAATGCTAAACTTACCACCTTTAGAAGTTGATGCTACTAATGAAGCACAAAGAGTTACAGACGGAATTTCTGCATTAAGTCCATTGGTTGCTAATAAGGTGTTAGAGTCAATGACTAAGAATGAAATTAGAGCATTGGTTGCTTTAAAGCCTACAATCGATGGCGATGTTATTAGTTCTACTATTACAACCGAAGAACCAATGTCTGCGGAAACAAGCGTAAACGAACACATCAAAGGCTTAAAGGGTAGAGAGTGGCAGAATATGCAGCGCATCATTCGTGATTTTAACAAGGGTAAGATTACAAGAGAACAAGCAAGTTCAATGCTTAAGGGCGGTTATGCTTTAAGTGACGAAGAAGTTGCAACCTGGTTAGGTGCAGAAGATTTAGAATTTAGCGAAGCTGATTTTCAGGTTTTCTTTGAGTTCGGAGAAGATAGAAATAACTACGAGGTACTTAAAAGCAAGACAAGATTTAGTGACGATGCGGACTTTGAAATGTTTGCAGATGTAACACAATTACAATCTAACATTTTAGATTTGATTGCTAAAGATAAACGTATTACCGCAGAGGTAATTGCTGACACTTTAAAAGAAGATGTTGGTGCGGTTAAGCGTGTTATAGATGCTTTAATTGAAAAGGGGTTTATTAAGACAAAAGAAATTAAGCAAGGCAAAGGAATAGATAGTAACGTTATAATTGAGAGGCAACTTACTGCACCTATTGGGCAAATAGTTGAAGCTATGAAGCCACAAACTACGCAGATTTTAATTCGTTACACATACGAATGGAAAGCAGGTTTTAATGACGGAGATTTAGATACAAGCAGACCTTTTTGCAAATACTTAGTAACTGCTAATAAGTTCTACACTCGTAGCGATATAGAGCAAATGAGTGCAAGGCTTGGCTATTCTGTATGGGATAGACGAGGCGGTTGGTATACTAAGCCGGGTACAAATACACATAGTCCAAGTTGCAGACACGAGTGGCGTTCAAACATAGTTAAAAGAAAATAAAAATGAGCTTAAATACATTATTTATAAGCGTACAGAATATTAAAGACCGCTCTGGCTTACACGCTAACGTAGACGAGAAACTTGTGCTTCCTGAGATTAAGACCGCACAGGATATGTTTATCTTACCGGCACTTGGTAGCGCATTATATCTTCGACTTCAAACAGGCATTACGGCTAACGATTTAAACGCTGACGAAGTAACTTTGTTAGATAACTACATAGCAGATACTTTAGTACACTATGTACTTAGTGAGTTGCCTATGGGCTTGTCGTATCAGTTCTACAACAAAGGTCTATTAAGAAAGGGCGGTGAGAATACCGAGAACCCTTCAATGCAAGATATGATAGACGTAGCTAATAGATACAAGGCTCGTGCTGAGTTCTACAAGCAAAGAATGATTAAATACCTAAAAGAATATTCTACATCTTACCCTGAGTACCTTAATCCCGGAAGCGGTATCGATGCAATACACCCTGAGAACGACGCTTATACAACGAGCGTTTGGCTTGGTGATTATGATTGCTGCGCAGGTAAAAGCTTCGAAGAACTTTATCAAGGTAACAGAGGTTGTAGTGATTGCTAATTATGAGTAAAGTAACAACGATTAAAAACCAAAATAAACTGCGTGTTTATTTAGAAAAAATTAAGAATGAGCCTCAGCTTAAATCAAATAACAAAGCAAATAACGACACTCGGAAACGACCACGAACAAATTAACTTTGTTTACTTTGGCGATGTATGGGAACGTTTAAGCAACGGAGAGGTTACTTACCCTGCTATGTTCTACACGCTAACGGGTGCGACTATAAACGCTAAAAATATTACTTATAATTTTAGCCTTTATTTTATGGACAGAATGTTAATGGAAGAAACCAACGAAACCGAAGTCCTTAGTGATATGACTTTAGTAGGTCAAGATATTGTAGCGCAGCTTCGTTACCCTAAAGCAATTTGGGATATTGGCGATACCGCTCCATTGACTTACTTTACTGAAAGCGACCCCGACTATCTTGCAGGAGTTAAGATAGATATTACAATGGAATTACCTTACCTAAACGACAGATGTCAAGTGCCATCAATATACCAATTTTAAGATGATAGGAAAAAAAATTAACCAATTAGCTACCGAGTTAGCACCTACTACAACCGATTTAACTATTATTGGCGACCCGATTAGTGGAGTTAGTAAGAAGATTACGCTTGAACAATTAGGTGCGATATTTGGCGGTGCAGTTTCGTTTTATACAACACTTGGCGACTTCCCTGCAACGGGTGTAATAGATATTATTTATTGCGCTAAAGACACAAAGAAACTTTACTTGTGGAGCGGTAGTGCTTATGTTGAAGTATTCCCTTCGCAATCTTTATTAGACACTTATCAGCTTAGAAGCGAAAAGGGTGTGAGTAATGGCTACGCTTCACTTGATGTTAATGGTAAAGTGCCTATCAGTCAGTTACCTAATTCTATAATGGAATACAAGGGGACTTGGAGTGCAGCAACTAACACACCAACACTTGCGAATGGTACGGGCGATACAGGCGATGTTTATTTATGTAACGCAGCAGGTACAGTAAACTTTGGTGCTGGACCTATTACGTTTGCAGTGGGAGATTATGTGGTTTATAGTGGCAGTATTTATCAGCGTTCAAGCGGTGCGGTAGGTACTGTAACAAGTGTAGCTGCATCTATTACGGGTGATAGCATTACAATAAGTAATTCTCCAATCAGCACATCGGGTACGTTGGCATTTGCTTTCGCAGGTACTTCAAGCCAATACATAAACGGAGCAGGTAACTTAACTACCTTCCCGACATTAACGGGGTATGTACCTTACACGGGTGCAACTGCTAATGTAGATTTAGGAACGCATACTTTATCAGCTAAAGATTTAGTAATAAACCATTCAAGCGGTAGCGGAGTTGCTGCATCTATTACAAAGGGTGGAGCAGGAGAGGCTTTGACAGTTGTAAAGTCAAGCGGTTCTGGTAACGCTGCAAGTATCACGGGCGGTGTAACTTTATTAGATGAATTACATTTAAATACTGATTTAGCAGATGCCTATATTGCAAGTGCATCAAATTGGAACGCTGCTTATAACGATAAAATCAATAGTGCTGCCGTAACGGGTACAACAACAAAGACCTTAACACTTACACAACAAGACGGGGGAACTATTACGGCTTCTTGGACTGACGATAATACCGATGCGGTAACAAGCGTATTTGGTAGAACGGGAGCGGTTGTGGCAGTTAGTGGCGATTATAACACAAGTCAGGTAACTGAAAATACAAACCTTTACTTTACTAATGCTCGTGCTATTGCAAGTACCTTAACGGGTTATACAAGCGGAGCAGGAACGATAAGCGCAACAGATACTATTTTAAGTGCGATACAAAAGTTAAACGGAAATATCGGTGCTTTAACTACGGGTGTATCAAGTGTAAACGGATTAACGGGTGCGGTTACTTTAACTACTTCTAACATAGCAGAAGGCACTAACCTATATTATACAGAAGCAAGAGTAAATGCTAATACAAACGTAGCAGCAAATACGGCAGCAAGACATAACGCAGTAACTTTAGGAACGGCTAATGGTTTAAGCTTATCTACTCAGGTTTTAAGTTTAGCTTTAGCTTCAGGCTCTACAACGGGTGCTTTATCTTCTACCGATTGGACTACGTTTAACAATAAGCAAAACGCTTTAACTAACCCCGTAACCGGTACAGGTACTACTAACTACCTACCTAAGTTTACAGGTACAAGTACAATAGGGAATAGCGCAATTTATGATAATAGTGGCAATATTTTAATTGGTGCTACTACTAATTCGGAAGGTGCAAAATTAAAAATCGCAGGTGGTTATGTATATTTAAAAGAAACAGGTGGAGCAGATGTTTATTTAAGGTCAGCTTATGACACAAACAAAGCAGCTATACAAGTTGCATCAGCAAGTGATTTAGTATTTGTTACAAGCAATACTACAAGATTAACACTCAACGCTTCAGGCAATTTAGGATTAGGAGTTACACCGAGTGCGTGGGCGAGTGGAACGGAAGGAGCATTACAAGTTGGTGCTGCTTCTATCTATAAATATTCAACTTATGAAAGCGGGTATAGCGTAAATGCTTATTACAATGCAGGTTGGAAATATATTAATTCAGATGTAGCTTCACAATATAAACAAACAGCTGGTTCTCACGTTTGGTACAACGCTCCTTCAGGAACGGCAGGTAACGCTATATCCTTTACCCAAGCAATGACGTTAGATGCGAGTGGTAGATTGGGGATTGGAACAACAAATCTAAATGCGCCATTAACAGTACAATCTAATTCAGGTGGTACAGGTATACATATACTTGGAAGAAGTGGAGATGGTTTTGGTTTTCTTACTTTTAGAAACAATGCCAATAATACAATTAATGGTGAGATTGGTATAAGCGATGCTCAAAATATGCTCTTTTACACAGGGGCAAGTGTAAGGCTTACCATAGCCTCCACAGGAGCAGCTACATTCTCAAGTAGTGTAACTGTTGGTACAGATATATTTCTTAATTATGATTATGCAATAAGATTTAAAAATTCTTCTGGTACTTATAGACAAATCTTAGCTTATGCAGATGACACTTATTTAGATGCTCGTGATGGTGGAATTATATTTAGAACAGGAACAGGGGGTTCAGCCACCGAACGTATGCGCATAACAAGTGGGGGGAACGTAGGTATAGGTACTACAAATCCTGCTTATAAGTTACATATAAATGGTGGAAATGGAACTCAATTGTTATTAGATACAACTTCGCAATATTGCGGTGTAGATATAGCAAATGCAACTTCCGTAAAAGGCGGTCTTTCTTGGGATAATACAAATGCGATTTTTGGTTTATATACGAATGGCAGTATTCCAATGACATTCCAAACTAACAACACCGAGCGTATGCGCATAACAAGTGGCGGTAACGTAGGTATAGGTACTGCATCGCCAAGCACTACTTTAGATATTTCTGTTGCTGAAGCATCGTTAAGATTAACATCTACTACAGGAACTAATTTTACAAACCAAAGAATTGTAAATACAGGCGGCACTTTATGGAGTGGAATAGAAAGGTCTACAGGTGGAGTATTAGGAATTACAGGTGCTTATGAAGCCTTTTTACTTTATGGCGCAGACAACCCAATGTATATTGGAACAGGTAATTCTTATTTAAGATTCGGTACGAACGCTACCGAAAGAATGAGAATAACAAGCGGTGGCAATGTGGGGATTGGAACTACAAGTCCTTCGGCATTATTACATTTAGGTGTTGCAAATGCAGCAGTAGACGGAACAAAAGGCGTAAAAATAACAAATCCTGCTGGTACAACAGTTATGCTTGAGTGCGGAGTTAGTAACGACTCTTTTGTAGGCACAACAAGTGTAAGTGATTTTCATATAAGAACAGGGAACACCGAACGTATGCGCATAACAAGTGGGGGAAATGTTGAAATAGCAACAGGCTCAATAAAGACAGGAGAACCAGACACGGGATATGGCAGAGCAGCATTCAAAATAGGAACAAGACAATCTGGAACGGCAACCGACTCAGGTGGTTATATCCCTATCAGTATAGACGGAACAGTTTATTTTATTAATTTATACACTTCAACACCTTAATTATGGCATTAGAAACAAAATGGGTAATAGCCCAATTAGACACCGCACCAAGCGAAGATGGTTTAACCGATGTAGTTAAGACAGTACACTATCGTTATCAAGGACAAGACGAGCAATACTTTGCAGAAGTTTACGGAACAATGGCTTGTGCTACACCTTCGGCAACCGACTTTACTGCTTATGAGGATTTAACTTATTCTAAAGTAGTTGAGTGGTTAGCAAATGGCTTAGATGACCACGCTTTAGATAGTAACCTTGAGGCGCAAATCGAGAACCTTAAAAACCCACCGATTGTAAATTTGCCACTACCATTCCAAAATCCTGAATTATCTTTACAAATAAAAACAAACAATGAAGTACAAACAACTACAACAATTAGTGCAGAGCATTAATTCAGTAATCGGAAATCAAGAAACAAAAGTAGCCAAGAAATTGGTAAAAGTTTATGAGAAGGTAAAAAAGTATCACGAAGAATACAACGCACAAGTTGAGGAACTTCGTTTAGATAACGCTTCAGTAGACGAAAAAGGTATTTTAATCTTAAACGAAAAGGGAGATTATAAATTCTCAAAGGAAGGCATCAAGAAGCTTACCAAAGATATTGATGCGCTAAATGATAAAGAATTTGATTTTCAAATAATTAACGTAGTCAATCCTGAAGGATTACAAGATTTTACATTCTTAGAAGATTGGACAACAGGCATAGAATTTAACAAACAAGAAGAAGAAGAATTATAATGGCAAATAACCACCA